GTTGTCGATCACCACGCGCACGTAACGCTCCGTCGTCCGGTAGATGTCCAGCACGAACACCTGGTTGTCGTCGTCGTCGGCCACGGCGATCTTCGAGTCTGCCAGGTCCGCAGCATCCGACAAGTTTGCCGCTGCGCCCTGCTGGGCCTTAATGCTGACCGTTGCGCCCGTCGCCACGGCGGCGAAGTGCACGACCATCATCACGCCCTCGTAGCCCTGCATGTCCAGCGTGACGCCGTTGCGGTCGGCGGTGCCGGACGCATAGTCCAGGGCTCTCACAATCTTCACGTTCTTGCTCAGGTTCATGGTATCCCCCGTACCTGTTGTATTCAGTCTGCCTGCTGCTCGCCGCTCGCCGTCTAGCCGAGCTTGACGCGGACGAAGGCCTCTTCCAACACCGGCATGCCGTCGGATTCCATGCGGCCGATGAGGCCAACCTGGTTAGTCCCGGCATAGAGTTCGACGAGACGCTGCATGTCCATCTGCAGCGAGTCGGCGATCCAGTAGTTGGAGAAGTCGCCGAACATGCCGACATACAGCCCGCTCGTGAAGGTGTTCGGAGCGTACTCGCTCACCATCACCGGATGCCCAAGCAGCGTGTCAGGCTCACCCTCGCGCACGCTCGGATACCAGAGGTACTGGCCAGTGCCGGCGCCGCCCGACAGATCACGCAGTGTCGAGATCTGTTTGACCGCATCCCGGTGGAACAGCCAGCGAGCACGCGGCCAGTAGGCTGCCTTGAGCGCGTACTTGGCGTTGATCAGGCCGTCGAACGCAATGGATGTGGCTGCGTTGCCCGTCGCCACGTCGCGCGCCGTGCTGATGCCCAGGGCGCTGGCCGTGAATACACCCAGCGGCTTGCCCTGGCCGTCGCCGATCACGAAGGCCTTCTCCTGGGTAATGCCGAACTTGTACGCCAGGCGGGAGACCACCAGGGCTTCGGCATTCGGCACCTTGCGCAGCAGCGTGCGGGAGATCTTGATCCGCTTGGCCACGGGGTGGGGGTGCAGGTCACGGCGGCCGAACGACATCGTGCTGTCCTCGTTGCCGGTGCCCAGCTCGCTCGTCCAGTCGGCGTCAGCGGGGTCGGCTTCGAGCGTAGGCACACCCAGGGAATCCGCAGTCGGTACGGCAAACACCGTCGCCACCTGGCGCATCCATACCTGGTCGTCGACGGCCTGCAGCAGGGCGTCGACCATCTGCAGCGGGGCCACCAAGAACCCGCCGGCGGTGTCCGAGTCAACCTGCAGGGCACGCTGCTCGCCGTTCAGCACGGCCGCACGGAACGCGTTGCGGTATTCCTTGCTGGAGGTGGCCGCCAGGCGCCGCCACTCCGGCGACTGCTGCCACTGCGGATCCGTGGCGTTCAGGCTGCGCAAGGTGCGCGACTTGAACTCCAACGCCGTGGTGGCGTTGCCCTCGCCCGGCTTGGCAGCGCGGGTGGCAGGTTCACCGAGATCGCGCTCGGCCTCGGCCACCTGCTCCATGCGCTTGATCGTGTCGGCGATCTTGTTCGCTTCGTCGAACAGGCGATCGTACTGGGCCTGGTCTTCGGCGCCCATTACGCCGTCCTTAGTCCGTGTCAGCAGCTCGCGCGCTTCTGCGATCAGTGCCGCGCGCTTCTGCCGTAGTTCATTAAGGTTCATATCCTCACCTCATCACTAGACTTCAATGCTCATCAGGTCCAACCGTCGCCGCATCATCGCCAGGCGCGCCTGCGCCCGCTCAGCGTCGCCCCCGTCGGCGGCTCGCCTGAACTGCTCGGGGATAGTTGGCATATCACCCAACGGGCCGTGATCGGCCCGCGCCGATACCTCAGTAGCTTGGTAAGCCGGGAATGTCACCGGGCTCACCTCGTACAGCTTGACCTTGCGCAACGTCCGAATCAGCACGCCGGCGTCGTCCTGGTCCCACGTATCCTCCAGGACATCGAAGGCAAATGACATCTGATCGACGTCACCGCGGCGGATGCTTTCGACTGCGTCGCGCCCAGCCTGCGTGTTGGGCGGGTCGATCTCGACGCGCAGCCCGTGGCTGTCCTCTGCCAGCGCCAAGGTGCCAGCCTTCGTGCGGCCCAGCACCAGGTTGGTGTCGTGGTTCCACAGGGCCCGCACATCGTCGCCGAGCGAAGAGGCGAATGCGCCGCGGTCGATCTTCTCGCGGAACGCGCCATAGAGCAGAACACTTAGCTCGTCGAAGACCGCGGCGTAGCCGTTGAGTTTTGGCGTCTGGCTGCCGTCTGCCTGTTCGCCGTCCGCCCGGATCTCCGTCTGAAAGAAACGCCGTTCCATGTCAGTCCTCCACTATCGCCCGCACTACGCAGTCGCAGCCGCCGTGCAGGTGACCACTGCGGATGTTGCGCTTGATCAACATGGGCCCGGCCTCACCGCCGTCCAGCGCCGCACCCTCCGTTACGAAATACTCTTCAATCCCAACGATACGCCCGTTCAACTGGCGACAGAATGGGCATGATTTGCCCGAGGACATCCAGCCAATCTTGCGCACCTGGTACGCGCCATAGGAGGCGATCACGAGTGCGTTGAGACCCTCAAACGCATTGCGGTCCGCAACCTTGCCAGGCTTAGTTTCCTCCCAGCGGTTGAGCCGTTCGTCGATTGCTGCTACCAGGTCAGCGTCGCTGGCCAGCGCCTCGCTTAACACGATCTCCAACTGCGTGCGGCTGCTGGCCGCCCAGCCGTTACCCAGCGACTCGAGGTAATCGGCGACGAAGTCGCGCAAATCGTCCGTGAGTCCCTTGCTCTTCTTGCCCAGCTCGGCCGAGGCCGCCAGCATCGCCTGCCTGGCGTAGGACATCATCGCTGCGCGGAAGTTGTCTTCGACCACGCCGTTGAAGTCCATATAGAGCTTGCGCATGTCTTCCAGGAAGTCATCTGCTGCCCGCTTCTTGAGATGCTTCTCGGCCAGGCGCCGCACATCGCGCACCTCGCGCCGCACCGTGCGGACTGCAATGTCTTCGAGTACCGGCTCCATCGCACGCGCCATCTCGACGCGGGAGAGGCGCAAATCTTCGGTAGCCTCGTCGTTCTCGTCGCCGGCGGCGCGGGTGGCGGCGCCGGCAGCCCGGCAGGCATCGCAAGCACAAGCACCCGTGTGGTCAGCCTCTAAATAGGCGCGCACGGCGTTGGCGGCCGCCGGCGCTCCTGCCACGGCCGGGCCTTTGACGGCCTGGTCGATTGGCACCATGTTGAGCGGCACGAAGTAGGTGTCGCCGTTGGGGATGGGGTTGAGATCCTCCAGCTCACGCACGTCATTGACGGAGAAATAACCCCACTGCAAACCTGTCGAATAAAACTGGGACCTGCTGGGATTGTCACCACGCAAGCGCGCCTGCAACTTGTGCTTGGCATAGTAGCGTGTTCGCTCAGCTGGGCTCAGCAGGTCGCGACTGATCGCCTTCTCCCAGGCAACCAGCCAGGGCGTCAGGGTATCAATCACAAACTGCATGGACAGGTGTTCGATGTTGCTGAACGTCGCCCTGTCGAGGTCGTTGATCATGTGGCTAGGCACGCGGAAGAGGCCCGCAATCTCCGACCGGGTCAACTTCTGCGACTCCAGAAACTGCGCATCGGACTGCGGTACGCCAAGCGCAGAGACGTCGAGCCCCTCTTCTAGGATGGCCATGCGATTGGCGTTCGTTGGCCCCTTGTGCCTGGCCTCCCAGGATTCCAGCAGCCTGGCGTAAGCCTTATCAGAGAGGCGGCCCGGATGCTTCAGAACGGCGCCAGGCTGCGCCCCGTTGTCGTAGAAGGCCTCTTCAAACTGTTCCATTGCGAGCTTGCGCTCGAAGGTCCTGCGCGCTTCGGTGATCGGCGAGTAGCCTACCAAGCCATCACCCGAGAGGCCACGGATGTGCATGATCTCCCACGACATAAAAGTCCGAGTCTGGCCCGTGCTGTCGGTGTATTCATAGACGCGGCTGTCGTCCGGAGCGCGCAGCGGACGCATGCGGTTGGGCGCCAGCGGCCACAGCTCTATCCAGCGCCCGGCGCGGTCCGGAATCTTTTGTGCGTACGCATTGCCCCAGCTGGCCAGGTGACCCTGGAGCGTGGAGCGCAGCTCGAAGTCGGTCATTTCCGGATTGGGCAAATCGTGCAGCAGCGTATAGATCGGATGTTCGGTCGCCGAGCGTGTGCCCCGTCCATCACGGGCCCGCAGCTCCAGCGGCAGCGTGGCCACCGACTCAGCGAGCACGCGCACGCACGCCAGCACGGTGGCGATTTGTAGCGCGTTGACAGGCGTCACGTCGACGCCGCCGCCGAGCCAGCGCGAGAAGAACCCCTCGTCGCTTACATGTGCGGAGGAACTGCTCCGGAGGAAAGTACGAATGAAACCGCGCGCCATGTCCTGAGCCTAGTACGAACTGAATCCCTTGACTATCGTCTGCCGGTTGATTTTTTACACCACCACTTGGTGGCGCATCAGTGCTGCCCGCAGCGCCTGCAGGTTGTCGCCCATCAAAGGCATTGCAGCCACTTCACCGCGCGACAGCACTGCTACCGCCTCGCGCACGGTAGGGGTAACACGGACCGCTGCCAGCGAGGACACTGGCGCCACCGACATGAGCGTATTGCCCGCCACTTGCAGAATTACCCAGTGGGTACAGCCATCACTGACCATTGCCCTGGGCGGCCCCCGACCGCGCCGCCTGTACTGCCAGCTCAAGCGTAGAGCTCGCACCTGTCTTCTCTCGCACGTGCGCCACGTGCGTCTTGACCGTAGAGTGGCTGACGCACAGCGCCGCGGCGATCTGTGTCGGTCGCATGCCCTGGCCCAACAAGGTCACCACCTCGCGTTCTCTTGGCGTCAGTCTCGACATGTCCACAGTCCCCTCTATCTACTTTCTGCTGACCTCGCCGCGAACGGCATAGGCAACGCCGACGATGATCAGCAGCGTGCCCAGGTAGGCGAGCAGGCCCGGGAGACCAAACAGGATCCACAGGGAAGTACCCAACAGCACGATGCCGGAAAAAAAGGAAACATCCGCCAGATCTAACATGCCAATTCTCATACGCTCCTGATCCCCCGCTCTTCATACACCGACGCGTCCGCCTCCGGGTCGTGCCGGGTGGCCCGGTCAAGGGCCATAATCATCGCAACCACCCCGTCGATTCTCTCGGTCGATTTGGCCTTGCTTGGCTTGACGTTGCCGGCGGCATCCTCTTCGGCGACGACATTGTCGATCATCCAGGCCATGGGCACGTTGCCGCCGTGGGCGATGCGCTTTGACAGCACCAGCCGCTCAAGCTCCTTCATCGGCGACGACATGGAGGCAAAGCCTTGGCCAAACTGGACCACCTCCATACCCCGACTCTGCAGCTCCTGGATCATCTTCGTGGCGCCCCACCGGTCGAAGGCGATCTCGCCGATGTCGTAGGCCTGCGCCAGCTCGTCGATCTCTGCAACGATGAAGTCATAGTCAATCACGTCGCCTGGCGTGGTCTTCATCCAGCCCTGGCGTACCCATGCATCGTATGGCACGCCGTCGTCATGGCTGCGCTTGCGCATCGACTCGGCTGGGATCCAGAAGCGCGGCAGCACCATATAGGGCTCGTTGGGCCGGGCCGGCGGGAACACCAGCACAAACGCCGATATGTCGGTCGTCGAGGAGAGGTCCAACCCGCCGAAACAGGTGCGGCCTCGCATGCCTTCCACGTCCACCGGCAGCGCACACGCCCGCCAGGCGTCCGGATTCATCCAGCGCGATTCCGCCTGTGTCCATACATCCAAGTGGAGGCGCAGGAAGGCGTTGAGAGCCGACGGCATTTCTCTCGCCTTTGCCGCCTTGCGTTGGAGGTCGTCCAGCTTGACCGACACTCCAAGGTTAGGGTTCGCCTTCGCCCAGCACGTCTCAACTTGCCAATCGTCTCCGTCGTCGATCGCAAAGATCACGCCAAAGTGGGTGTCGTCATCGACCACGCCCGCCAGCACCTTTTGCGAATAATCGTGCAGCTCGTGGCACAACGTAGTGCGATCGTAGCCCGCAGTGGTGATGGCCAGCATGAGCGGCTGCCGTCGAGCGCCCGTGGCCGTCTCCAAGACATCCCACATATCACGCCCACGCCAAGCGTGGACCTCGTCGGCGATCACGCCGTGCACGTTGAGACCGTCTAGCGAGTCACTGTCTCGGCCGAGCGGCTCGAACTTAGCGGCCGTCTGCGGGATGTTGATGTTATCCTTCACCACCCGCATGCGCCGGCGCAGTAGCGGTGAGGCCTTGACCATGCGTGTCGCCTCGCCGTGGGCGATGCGCGCCTGGTCGCGCTTTGTGGCGGCCGTGTACACCTCCGCCCCTGGCTCGCCGTCGGCGTCGAGCAGGTAGAGCCCCACGCCTGCCGCAATTTGCGTTTTGCCGTTCTTGCGCGACACCTCGAGATACGCAGTGCGGACTCGGCGCAGCCCATCCTCACGCAGCCAACCGAAGAGTATCCAGAGAATGGCCTGCTGCCAGGGTTCCAACTCGAAGACCTGGCCAGCCCATTCGCCTTTGGAATGGCGCAGGAAGCGGAAGAAGTCGATTACGTGCTGGGCCGCCGCCTCGTCGAAGCGCAGCCCCCGGTCGGCGCCGGTGGCCAGATCCCGCCGATGCCGCTCGCACATTGCGCGCAACCACCGGCCGGAGACGATGCTGCCGGCGATCACGTCGTCTATGTATTGTTCTGCTGGGTGCTTACTTGCCCCGTTTGAACTCTTCATAGGGATCTACCGTTTCGGGTTCCGGCACGGAAATACGGGAGCGAGCTGCCGGCGTCATACCAAATTCAGTGAGCAGGCGGTGCATTTGCTGGATGCACTTATTGACGATCGACAACGCCGGATTGATGATCGGGTAGCCGTTCGGCGACTCCACCGTCAGGCCCTTCTCCTGCACTTCCTTGGTCGCCATCTGATAGCGGACTGCCACCTGGCAGTAGACCGCTAGAGCATCCGCATCGGCCGACGTCAGGAGTCCCATCGCACGCAGCTCGCGTGTAATCCGTTTCCACTCCCGCAGCTCCGCCTCCGTCAAGTAGGGGGGAGCCTTCGGCCGGGTCTTGCGCGGCTTCGGCTCCGCCGGGTTCAGCGGTCGCCGCCCCGGATTGCCCTCCAGTTTCTTGATTGCCGTTGGTTTCGGCGGTGGTCCAGGCACTGTCCAACCTCCCAAAAAACACCCCGCCGCGCCGCTTGCGCTTACCCCTGCGAGCCCACTGCGCCATGTTTTTGACTCCCCCCCTATGCGCAACTTGCGCCCGAGAAAATTACGCTTCGGCGCCGGTCTAGTCCCAAGACCCCCAAGAGAATAGCCCCCCCCTCCGGTCAGCCACCCGCCGCCGTGATGCGT